ACTTTATGTTTTCGCGCCGCCGTATCTTAGCTATCTTTATCTGCTTCTCATGCTCAAGCCGAGACTCTTCAACACGGGCCATGATCTCGTTATAGTCTTTAGTGAGACCCTGCATCATCATCGAGTCTTTCAACTGCTGGTTGAACGCCTTTAGCTGCCGCTTGGCAAGCTGTATCTGCATGCTGTCTTTGACAGACAATCGCCCCACGTACTTGCTCTCGACATCCTGAACTGCTTCGTTAGCCGTAGCATAGCGGCCCATGATGCTGGCCAAATCACCTGCATGCCCCCTCGACTCTTTTATCGTCGAGATCGCGTCGTTCAATCCTTTTACAACGGATATTACTGTCGCGACTTCAGCAATCATGGTGTGTTTTGACCAGCATGGGTCACCTCGTTACATAATGTCGCCGCGTAGGCGCTTCAGGGTTGCTTCTGGTAATGCTGCAAACTCATCTTCTGTCAACGTAGAGACATCTAAAGGTTTATCACCGTGGTTTGCGGAACTTTCTCCTGGCAATTCAGGGGGCTGCGCTTCAGCGGCACGTAGTTTCTTGTTTACCTGCGCCCGTTTCTTAGCAACTTCATCAGTTTTCTGCGCTTTACCTGCAAGACTAGGTGCTTCCTGTGCTGGTGTGTCTAAATCATGGTCTTTGACTACGTATTTCACGGCTTTTGACAGCGCGTCTACGGCTTCATAGCCCTTCATAATGAAAGCGTCACGCAGTTCGACCACTTCGTTGGTCATATCTTGGTCAAAGCTTTCTGAGTTACTGTTAAAGACGGGGTATGCCTCTTCCATCGCGTTAGCAGCTTGCTGTAGTGCTGTCATTTGGCGGTCTTGGGTCACTGTTTGACTCATTTCCTGCCGCATTTCGAACTCTAAAGTCGCTCTTTCTGCTTTTCTTATCTCTCTACGCAACGCGACGGCTTTATCTGTCTCGCCATCAAGGACCATGTTCTGGTACTCAACTTCTTTCGCATCAAAATCGTATTCTTCAGGTGCTTCAGCGGCTTTTTCAGTAGCTGCATTGATCTCGTCAAGCTGCTTCTGGAGCGCTTTCTGTTTTGCTAGCACCTCATCAAGTCGGGCCTTGGGAACCATTGGCTTCTTCGTAGGTTTTTCCGGCTCAACTGGCTCATCTTCTAGCTCGGCGGCTAATTCTGTTTCTTCTTCTATACTTTGTTCATCTTCAGAAACACTTTCCTCAACTTCCTCGGCCTCTTCAGCTACGGTTTCAGTTTCTTCTTCCGCTACCGTTTCGATTTCTTCCTCCGCTACGGTTTCTTCCTCTACAGTTTCCTCTAAATCAGGGAAGCTAAGGTCTAATTGCATTGAGTCCTCATCCTCGGGCTTGTCGGCCCCCGGCATTACGTCAAACTCAAGTGGTTTATCTGCTGTTTTATCTTCTTGCTTACTCATGAAGTAGTCCTTGCCTCTGCTTGAGGGGGTTGGGGGGTAGTTTTAGTGGCTTGCAGCGCCGTTGTTGCAAGTTTGGTAGCCGCGCTAGTCTGCATCTGATCAGCACGCTGTTGGTTAGTAGCTGAGGAAAGCTCTCGACGTAAGTCGAGCTGCCCTTGGTTAATATCAATCTTCGCCTGTAGCTCTGCCATACGTATCTGAGGATCGACTTCTGCAACGTCTTGTACCTTCGCAATGTTGACCGCTGCTTCAGACTGTATCTTCTTGATCTCCGCTTCTTGTTTCGTAATCTCAAGCTGGAGAGCTATCATTTCAATCTCGGCCTGCTGTGCAGCTGCGGCTGCTTGTTCCTGAGTCATTGGTTCTTGACCAGTAAGCATACGTATACGTTTTGCTAGCTCAGCTTTGCGTGCAAGATGGCTGTACTCAACAATCGCATCATCTGGAATAGCAACGCCTGCTTGCCGCAGGTTAATCGCTTCAGCAAACTGGACTTCGTCAAAACTATCTCTAGCGGGGGCAGTCGCGACAATCACGTCGTACTCACCAAGCATAAGGTTATTGATGATCTCACCCTCGGGGGTCTGCTGATTCACGATCATTTCTTCGCGGGGCTTGAGCGGGTCATCCTCATTTGTTACTTGGATAACCCGTTCTTCTGTATAAAAAGTTTGTACAAGGTTCAAAATCTTTTCTGCCAAATACTGGCGAGCTTTACGCAGGTTATCGAGCGGCACTTGGATCATTACAGCCCCGCGATTCTGCTTTGCTTGAATCGCTACGCCAGATACTTCAGAGCTGTCTGTACCCAGCATCGAGTCATTGACACCAGAAATAGTCTTGATGTTTAGCGCAGCCTTCTGTGCAATACGGTCTAGGCCCGATGGTATTTGGTTCGCTTGTATCTTTTGTGGCGGGTTAGTGCCTCGAGCGTACTCCAGCACCAGACCTGTCTCGGCACCGTGCTCTTCTAAGTCGTCGGAAGTCATTCCAACTAGCGAGCCGCTCTCGACCATCCAGCCACTATTAGCTGTGGTATTAACTATGTGCAGCTCTTGAGACGCTATTTTGTTTAGCTGTTCCTGCGGTGAAAGGAGGTTACGTACAACACCAAATGGCCGTCCGCGTCGGAAGTAGCAGAAGAAGGGGATAATCGTAAACTGGTTATAAGGGGACCAGTCATCATGCAGCACGACTTTATCGCAGGTTACAGTCCACCGTACCTTACGAATCGCCTTTGATATAATTTCGAGGCCATATTTCTTCGCAAACTTCTTAACTTTACCGTCTGTCCAAGCGTCAGGAGCAGGGCGCTGATCACCAGTGTTGGGGTCGACGAAGAAAGAAGCGCGTACGAGCTTCTTGTGTTGGCGCTCAACGACGCGCAATGAGCGCACGGTACGGTAACCTTCCTCGTCAGAGTTATCGGAACCGAAGTAGTCTTCAGTTTCTGTCTCGCCGTAGCGGGTCTCTTGGTATTCAACCGAGTCAGTGCCGAAGCTCATACCATTCTCAGCTATAAAGAGTAGGCGCTCAGCTTTCTTCTTGCCATAAAGCTCCTCGATCTCGTCAAGTGTCATCCACTTTGTCTCAAACACCTCGCTCCACGACTTCGGGTCAGAGTCTTTAGCATCTGGATCAATAAGAATGTCGAGTGGGTCTTTGGCGGTGATGCGTATCTCACCTTCAACATGGTCACTGAAGTCCATACGGACATCGAAGTAACCCCGACCGTCCATAATCAAGCCGTCAGAAAATACTTGCTGTTCAACCCAGTCGAGCTTGTTGTTGTCCGCGATCTGCATATACAACTTAGATAGGGTATGGGCTACAGCCTCATTACCACCGCGTCGCGGTTTGAACTTAATGTCTGCACGGCGGTTCGATTGCTCGCCTAGGATAGTATTAACAGTAGGCAAAATAGTATTAATAGTAAGAGCAGGGCGTCCTTCCGCTTCTAGCGCAGCTTCGTCGTCTGCATCCCATTGTTCACCCTGATAGTATTCGTCGCACTTTTTGGCCATCCATACATAATCTAAGTGGCCGTTGTCCCGAGCACGCTCGTAGCGGTTCCACTGCATGCGGGTGATTTCTTCTTCCTTTTCTGGAGATATGTTCTTAGCCATGTTTATGCGCTCATTGCCGATTTAGTGCGTTCGCCTTTAAATAGCCCAGGCAGTTTGTCTCGCCACGTTGGAACGTGTTCGACTTTCTCGATGTAGGTTGAAAACTCAGTCATCATTAGTCCGATCCACGCTAGGGCATCTACTTGGTCGTCATGCGTACCGTTGGGAAATCGCAACAGCTCAGCTACCAGTGGCCCTGTAAATTGTTCTTCTTTCGGCATGAATACCATGCCCTGTTGCATCCGGCCTTGGATAGCTCTGGCACGGGCTTCTTTATCTCTGCGGCCAGTTTTTAAATCTTTGAAATACGCTTCGTATAATCCTCGCTCACGGACCCGCTTCTCGAGGAACGGTCCGAGGGCCATCTCGATGTGGCCCTTTTCAATACCTATGATCGACGGTTTCCAAAGTTCATATAGGTCTAGTATCTGCTCGACCAATTCGAAACCATCAAACCGTCCACGCACCATGTCGACCACGAACAGCTGGTCGTACTCATCAACACCCACAACGATGCCAACGGTATAGTCGTTGCGATCACGCTGACCAATAGCCAAGTCCCACGCGCAGTAGAACTTCATTCGGTCGTGATCAATATCTTCACGGTCGTAGTAATTAATCATGCTTCTTGTAAAGTAATCACCGTCGTCTGCAACGGGGTTCTGCTGATACAGCGCTGACCAGTCACGCGGTCCAACAGCTCTTTCAATTCGTGCGAGGGCTTCCTCGTCATATCGTTCTTTGTGCAGGGCATCGCCTTGCTTACGAAACTCTTCGTCCACCTCCGCTCTAGCAGGGTAGTTAACAACCTCCCACTGCTCGCCATTATCAGCCGCAGCTTTAAGTAATCGGCCTGCTAGGTCATCGTCATGCCACCGTGTGAGGATAACGAGCACACCACCGCCAGGAGCGAGTCGTGTGTACGCCGTTGACGTATACCAGTCCCACGTACTCTCCCGCGCATTTGCTGACTCAGCGTCATCACGGTTTTTTACTGGGTCATCGATGACAAGAACATGAGCGCCCTTACCAGTAATACCACCACCA